CGCCTGTTTCGCGCGCCGCACGACGCCCACGCCCGTCAGATACGCTTTCGGCTGACACGCGCGCACGCCCTTGAACACCGTCTGGACCGGCACCGCGACATGCACCGCCGTCGCCACGCGCCAGCGCCCGCGCCAGACGACGGCCCAGACGCGCGCATCGGCGCGATCGAGGCGGTCGACGCAGAGCAGGAAGGGAGCCGGGGCCACGCTCATCGCGATCCCGCGCTGTTGCGTTCCGCCAGGAGCTGCGCGCCCCGCTGCCGCGCCGCCGCAATCTTCTCCCCGAGCGTCACTTCCCCGCTGACCTCGATCCGATCGACCAAGAGCGCGAAGTGCCGCGCCAGGTCGTTGAGCGTCCGCGTCTTGTCCCAGAGCCGGACTTTGAGCACGCGGTCGATCTTGCCGTCGCCGGCCGTCGCGTTCTTCATGATGACTTCGACGCTCGCAATGGCGGCGCTGACCTCGGCCGGCAGTTGGTGCACGGGAATGAGCGCGCCCTCCGGCGTAAACAACTGCTGCACGTTGCTGAACGCGAGCCGGCGGTATTCCTCGAGGACGCGATCGGCGGTCAGCCCCGCCTTTTCGACGTTCTGCGCCTGCTGCCGTTGGATGACAGCCTGGATGTGAGCATTTGTGAGCAGGCGATAGCCCTGCTCTTTGGCGGCTTTGGGGCTGTAGCCGCAGCGGATCGCGGCCTGCGTGGCGTTGAGGTCCACGAGGTATTCGGCGACGAACCGCTGTTGTTTGGGGGTCAGGGCTTTCATCTCACGGCCTCACCGTCGATCCTCGGCGTCACTCACGCGTGCCGCGTATTCCTCCGCGCTTTCGGCCCGTGCCCGTTTGAGCGTCGCCAGCAACTGCGACCGGACCGCGGCCGGCACCTGGCCCGCCAACAAGTCCAGCCCGTCCTGGTAACTCACGACCAGCCAGTAAGCGACGCGCCCCTGCACGTGGAGCTCGTCGCGGCGGACAGCCACGGTGCGCGGGTCAGGCTTGATACCCATGATCGCCTTGAGACCTCTGAGACCTCTGAGACCTCTCGCGCATCTCAGTGCTCGACGTGGACACCCGCCACCGTCCGCGCATTCCGGCGTGGCACGCGGCGCGCGGGTTCGGGGGCCTCGTCGTCCAGATCCTTCGCCGCGAAATCGAGCGCCGGTTGCTCGGGCTGGAACGTGACAAACCGCTGTTGCGTCAGCCAGTCGCACACGTATTCGAGGTCGCGCGGGCTGGCGGGCCCGTAGGCGACCTTGAACACCAACGCCCAGCCGTCGACGTTCTTCTGCGTCCGGGCCCGGACCTCGGTAATCTCGCAATCGCAGAAGACGATCTGCTCGGCGAGCTCGGGCAGCATCCGCACGAGCAGCTGCTGTTTCGGGATGGGCAGGCGGAAGTGCACCGCCTTGAGTTTGGCTTTCGGCGTGGCATCGGAGAGCGAGAACAGGAACGCCCGCACGTCGGGATCGAGCGAGAGGGCGAGTTCCGGCGTGAACGGCTGCAGCCGCAGGGTGAGCTCGACCAGCTTGATCTCGTGCCCGTCGGTCTCGTCGATTTTGTGGCCGATCCGATCGAGATAGCAGCCGATGTTGTCGTCATCAAAGAGGCGCATCGTGGGAGCCCTTTCGGCTGTGTGATTTGAAATCACATGATGTGCAATAACACCCGGCGGGTGACGACGCGCGAGCGCGCGGCGTTCCTTCGGCGTGTAGCCTGCCTGGTCGTAGGTGCCATCGAGCACCCGCGGATGGTCCGCCGCGAAGATGATCATGACGCGATGAATTCCTCGTCGCCCTCGTGGTCGCGCAAGGCTTCCATGACCTTGAGCGCTTCCCGGTCCAGTTCCTCGATGACGCAGGCCGTCCGCCACGCCTGCAGTAAGGACTCCTCCCGCGCCAGGACGAGCCCGACGCGAATCCGCGCATAGTTGTTACGGACCTCCCGCAGCCGCTCGTGGTGCGCATCGCGCGCGTTCATGGCTAGGCGATCACCTGACGGTAGAACGTGGGCCGCGTGGTTTCCGTATCGCATTGGAAGCAATACCACTTCCCATCGCCGCGGTCCTGCAACGTGCCAAGCCCTGTCAGGACCGGAGAGCACTGCGGGCAGGCGGGCACCGGTGAGCCGAGCGTTGATACTTTCGAGAGTTCCAGGCACAGCTGCTCGAATCGATCCCGCTCCTGCTCGACGGCGTGGAGGCGGGCGGTGAAACTAATCATTTGAAGGCGCAATAGTTGGACTTCCGCGTCAAGTTCGTTGCGTTCTTGGAAAACTCGCGCCGTCAGTTGCTCCTTCGTCATCGCGAAGCCTCCGCGAACAAGGGCAGCGGCAGCGGCGCCGCTGGCACGACCATCGGCTGCACGCCGGCCGTCGACTCGACCCGCACGTCGACATGCGGCGCCTCGCCGATCCCCGCATAGAACTTCCCGACCACGGCTTCGACGACCTGCGCATCGTCGCCGTAGACGACCTGGCTGAGCGCGTCCCCGATGCACCGGGTCAGCTTGTCCAAATCCGGCGCGGTCAGATGCGCCACCGGGCGGCGCTTCGGGAGCGACTTCGGCCGCGGCAGGTAGAACCCGACCGTGAGGCGCACGGGGCTCGCGAAAAGGACCGCCTGCTGCGCGAGCGGCACCGCGTGCAGCGCGTGGCTCGCGCCCTCGGCGACGAGCTGCTGCCACGACTTCACGTTGCGGTTGCTCTCGGTGACGATCGGGAACTTCATCCCGCGGCCGAGGAACGGCTTCATGTTGCCTTTCGGCTTCGCCACGCCGTAGACCGTGAAACTCAGGGTCATGATCCGTTTTAAGCGCGCCGCTTCGTTGACGCGTTGGTGCGGCTATCGGCCCGCGCCATCACTAGTCGTCCCGTGACCGGATCACGAGGGTGTTCACGCTTGATGCAGCCGCAACTCTTTGTGTGGCCGCTCGTCAGGTGCGCTCCGGAAACGATGACCTCCGCGCCACAGGCGCAAAGACAACGCCAGCGCACCTCGCGCCCAACAGCGGGCACCTCGTCAACCACACGCAAGCGCCCAAATTGCTGCCCTGCCAGCATCACGCAGGGTTGCCGTTGATTGCGACGTTGGAGGCGCGCATTAGCCCAACGCACATTCGCAGGTTCATAGTCCCCGTTTGGATCAATCCGATCGAGTGAGCAGCCCGGCGGCCGCCGGCCCACATCCGCAAGGAACGCCGGAAAACTCTCGCGCCACGCATCGCAGACTCGAATACCCCTGCCTCCGTAGTTGCCAAAATGCTTGCGCTGCGGGTCATAACAGCGACGCTTCATCTCTTGCCACGCTCGATACTCCGGCGTTCGATCCGCCACTCGTTTGCCCGCCTCTCCGTGACGAAACGATCGGACGAGTAATTGTTCACGTCGTAAACATCCGCAACTCTGCGTCTCTCCACGCCGCAACTCAGCCACGGCGACCACACACGCCGCGCCACAGTCACAGCGACACTGCACCTGTCGGCGGCGCCCACCGGAGTGACAGCCAGCGATCACGACAAGGCGGCCGAAGCGATGACCCACAAGATCGAGCGGATTAGGCATCAGAGTGGCTCCCCGCCTTGGCGGCGACCACCATTACCGTAGCCGGCCACCAGCATCAAGCCCGGCGCGCACGTACACTCGTAACCTTTCAGGTTGCCGATGTCCTCGTCGGCCAGGCGCCCGTCGCCGTCGTACGAATTGTTAAATTGCTGCGTGGCGATCGTTTCCCAGACCGTGAAGTCAAGCGGATGGCCGCGGCCGCTGTCATCGAGGCCCCAGATCCCACCAGGCGCGAGCCGATCGAGACAATCCGTCGCGCGCGCCGCCATCATGCCCGCCGTCCACGCGGGATCGCACTGGTAGAGCACGCCGTCGACTTTGCCAAAATTGGCGCGCCAGAAATCAGTCGGCGTCTCATCGTTCGGCTGCCAGCTGATGTAATGCGGGAAGAAGTGCAGCATGATGCGGCAGCGTGTCCCGATGAGCGCCGCGTCGTGATCGATCATCGCGCGCACGATCTCGGGTGACCAGTGATTGCACTCCCAGGCCGGCGTTTCGATCTGCATCGCGCCCTCGGCGAGCAGCCGTTCGATCAGCGCATCAGGGGCGCTGAGATCCGGCGGCGTCGGCGTGTAGTACTTCGAGCGCATCAGGTGATGCACGAACAACCCGGCCTCGCGACACCGCACGCTCATCGCGACGTAGGCGTCCTCACTCAGGCCGGCCTCGAACGAATCTTGCGGCGAGAGCGAGATGTGCGAGTAGCCGTAGCTGCAATACGTCTTCAGAATCCGGTCTTCCCAGGCGCCGTGGCCGTAGCGATCGAGGAAGTAGGTTAAGACCCGATTCTGCGCGGGTCCATTCGCCCCGCCGGCCACCGGCGGCAGCCCGGGGATCGTCAGCCCCCACGCATCGCCGCGCCACCAGCGCACGTCGGCCGTGGCCGGGGGTTCGGCGCGCAACTCTGTGTAGACGGGCAGCGGCGCGCCCGTCTCCGGGTCCGTCGTCTGCGTGTCGAACGGCGGCAGCGGCGGCCGCACGACGATTACGGGCGGCGGCACTGGCTCCGGCGTCGACGTCAAGAACGGCCAGGCGGTGGCGTAGGTCATGATCCTCTCGGGCGTTATTCGTCTTCGTGTCGATTTTCTTCTCGTCGTGCCTCAAGCGATGTCGTCGCAAGGTCGATCATTTCTTCGAGGCATTCGATGAAATCAGCATCTGGGAACTCGTCGATCAAATCTTGAATCGCTTGTTTCGCTTCTTTGACAGTCATGGCGTCACTCGTTCGGAATCGTCTCGGTGAACGGCACGATGAACACCGACCCGGCCGGCCCGAGCGGCGCGAAGATGATCCGATCCGGCCGCTTCAGCCCGGTTTCGTAGGGGCCGTGGCTGTTCGCCGGGCGTGTCTCGACCTCGCCGCCTGGCTGCACCGACATCACGGTATCGGCGCCGACCGGATACGTCACCGTGACGAAGTCGCCCTCGAGGATGTTGATTTGATGCGGGCCAATCGCGACGACGTCCAGCATGATCGGCGCGTCGTCGTCGGGGTCCACGCTCCGGGCCTCTGGTGTTGACAGGGCCGCGCGAATCGCGCTCGACAGGATCCGGCCAACATGGTGGGGTTGCGCGCGGTCATAGGGCACCTTCACGACGACGGCGATCACGGACGAGCGAGGCGTCTTCTCCATTCAACGGTCCTTTCGTGTGGTCGGCGTCGAGGATGCGGCGGCCGATCCATTCCGCGATTTGCGGGACAATCGCGTTCCCAAGGCCGCGCAAACGGTCCACCCGAGCGGGTACCCCATGAGCCACTCGACAAAAACCGGATTCAGGCTCCCACTCGCGCCACTGTCCGACTGTTGTCGTGAAGATTCGTGGACCACTCTCCCGAGTAGTCCATTCGTCGGGACGTTCGCACACGCCTGCGCCGATCCATCCTTGTGGTCGCGACTCGTCGGTGTCGGCCACATCTTGACGGCTGTCACAAGGTCCATCCCGCCCTTGCCAGCGAGGCACCACGCCTCTCGACTGCCGCGCTCGTTGTAGCTGATTGGGGTAGGCCACAATCCAGACGCGGTCCCGTCGGTGAGGAGCGCTGAAGGCGGACGCAGGTAGGCAATCCCATTCCGCGTCATACCCGCACGCGGCCAAGTCTCCGAGAACCGTTCCAAAGAACCGTCCAGCGTCACTTGAGAGTAGCCCTGGCACGTTTTCCGCCACGATCCATCTGGGTCGCAACTCGCGAATGAGACGGGCGTACTCGGGCCAGAGGTCACGATCATCGGCGGATCCGCCACGTCGGCCGGCGAGTGAGTGCGGCTGGCAGGGAAATCCTCCGCAGAGAACATCGACGGCTGGGAGACACTCTCGGCGTCCACATTCAGCGCAACGCGCGTCTTCACGACTTCTACGTAACCGTCCAGCGCAACACTCTCGGACATCCTCGTAGCGCCTCACATCCGGCCAGTGCTTCGCGAGCACCGCCCGACAAAACGGATCAATTTCCACCTGCCACGCAATCTCGAAGCCCGCGCGCGTGAACCCCAGGTCGAAGCCCCCGATCCCCGCGAACAGACTCCCAACCGTCACGATCGCCGCGCCATCGTCAGCACCCGCGACACCGCCGCGCCCGTTTCCACCGCCGACGCGCGTTGCCGGATCCGTTCCGCCGCCTCGCGCCGCGTCTTCATCTTCACCGGCAACGACTCGTCGGCTTTCTCGAACCGATACGTCGGCGGCACGATCAACGTGTCGATCAGCGCGTCGCCCTTGTGCCAGCGGCCGAACAGTCCCATGCGTCAGCCCTCCTCGCCTGGCTGCCGTTCGCCGACGACTTCCCCCACGATCACCGCGAGCGCGTCGAACAACGTCCGGGGCGCCCGCCGCCGGAGCGCGAAGAACACGTCCCGCGCCGCATACCAGCGCGCCAGTTCTTCGCCGTGCGCCCAGTGTCCGACAATCTCGAGCCGCGATGTCCGCGGGTTGAACGCACGCTCGACCTCGTCCGGCCCAAATTCCGTCGGCACATACCGCAGCGGGCGATTGGTCAGGCCGGCCGCGTAGCACAGCACGCAGAAGCACGGCGGCTCTTCGTAGGCGAGCGCGTGCGCCCGCGCGAGCTCGTCGGCCTCGTCGACGGACATGGTGCGGCGATCCGCGGGACACGTAGGCGCGGCCGTGCGCGAGAGCTCGCCGAGCCAGTCGGCGGCCTTCGGGAACGTCCGCAGCGTTTCGATGCAGCGCTTGCCGGCAGTGATGACGTGGTCGATCGGATGGGCGTCGAGGATTTTGAAATACGTGCGCGTGAGGTCGTCGCGCTCCTGCGGCGGCAGCTTG